GTATATTTGCTATCATTAATTATTAAAACATCACAAACATGAAAAAGAATTTTAACAATCAGAACTTTGAATGGCTATTCCAGGACATTACCTCCTCAATGCCAAAGATTATTTTTACAGGTATAATATTAACATACCTTATTACCGCAGCTCTTAATGTGTACTTTCTATCCCTTCCTCTGCTGCTATCCATTCCTGCCTCTCTCATGCTCCAGTTTGGCAGATTTGCCGTTGTCTTTATTGATTTCCTTAATCCATCTGACAAGCGCAGTAAATATCCTCCGCGTGTTGCTGCTGCTGCTACAGTAATTGCATTGTTAGAATTATGGTTTAGCATACAAGGACAAAGCACTGGTGCAGAGTTTTACGCTATGTTTTTCTTTATTGGTGCTATTATCTGCTTTGGATATGTATTGGAGATACAGTTTATTGAAAAAGGCATAGAGGCATATGGCATAGGTGTGAAAGAGCCAAGGACAAGGAGGAGAAGGTTAGTTAAAGAAACGACTACAACAAACATTACCAGCACACAGCCGATCAAGTTTACTATGGCCGTTTGCTTTATGCTAACAGTTGCTTATTTACCTGCACAGAATAATCATTTTTTTGCATACAATACAATGAGCCTTGAAAAGATAGAAAAAGGCTTGTTGGAAAGACGCTATTACAGTGAGGCAGATGAAAGTTATACAGTTGATACGATTACCTATGATATGTTATCTGACATTAATTTGTGGGATGGATACAGTAGGACAACCTATGATAATACTATGTTTATGACTTACGGCACCCAGAACTTTGAATACTATCCAGTAGCAGGTTTATGGAAGTATAAAAATAAATACTATGACTATATTGAATTGCTAAAATTTGTAAGCAAATATTTTAAACGTAACTTTCTAAATAAAAAAATAACTTATGGCAAAATTCGTAGGCATTGACCCATCTATGAGGCTTAACGGATTTGCCGTTTGTATTATTGATGAAAACAAAGTTTATTTTGGAAAGTACAAGAAACTTGCTGACTGGGCAAGGGATGCTTTGACCTGGGCAACAGATATAAAAGTAGTAGTAGAAGATTCATCTTTACAAAATATTACTTTTAGAAAATATGTTGATGGTAAGGCACGAACAAAGATTAGCCGAAATGTTGGCATGAATCAAGGAGCCAGTAGATTTACAATAGATTGGTTGGAGTTGTACGGCCATACAGTTAAAGGAATATCACCACAGGACAAAGGAAGCAAATGGACTTTGGATTATGCCATGTCCGTAATTAAAGGAATGAAGCTTGAAGTGACTGGAAACAAAAAATTATCACAAGATGAAATTGACGCATTTCAATTAGCGTTAATATCAAAAGCATATTTCAAATGATACAGGAAAAAGTTATAAGAAAACGTCTTAACAATCTTGAACAAATATACATAGCCGAATCAATGAAGGATCGGAGAAAACAAGATAAATGGTTTATGGGCATTATTGAACAACGCATGAAACAAGAGAAAACTAAACTCACACTACTAAAAATTGGAACACATGGCTGCTAAAAACTATGGACTGGATAAGAAGCAGATAGCACTTTGTGATGCTATGATAGCAAAGTATCCAAAAGGAATTAAGACAAATAATGTCGTATCCTCCGCATCAACACTTGTATCTTTTTATAATTCCAAAGATGAAAGAAACAAACAATTTTACCAGTATATGAATCCAGAAAGAATGGTATCTTTGTTATGGCAGGTAGTTAAAATAAACAACGAGAAAGAAGATGTAAAAGAATCAGCAGTTAGATTATTAAATAAGTTATTGCAGGATATAGTTGTTAATTAGTGTTTGTTGATGTTTAAGGTGTTTAAGAGGCGCAAGAGAGATACTTGCGCCTTTTTTATTCCCACACTACACCTTGCTGCACAGCGTAGTCTAAGATGCCCTTTGCGTGCGCTTTAGCAATACTCTGCTGCCAAGACAAATCAATCATTAAACCAGCATCAGAATAATTGGTAAAGAATCCATTCTCCGACAACACCGCAGGCATTGATACACCTGTAAGCATAGTAAATCTTGCCTCCCTATCTAAATCACCATCTAAATAATCAGCTCTATGCACCCAGCCTGGTGTACTACTCTTTACCTGCTCCCCGATGCAAGTTGCAAGGAGATCCGCTTTTGTTTGTCCAGGTGATGTAAATATCTCCCATCCTCTGGCAGTTGTTGCTGCGGCTGCATTGCCATGAATAGAAACAAGTACAGAGTGTTTAGCTACAGATGCGTAGGAGTTGGCAAGTTGGCAGCGTTTATTCAATGTTGTGTCATTGATAGGCTCGTATATCTTTTTAACGTTAAAGCCATAGTCAAGTAAGTATTGCTCTAAATAGTTAGCTAAAGAGCGATTAAACACTCCCTCAAAAAACCATCCATAGGAATGAAACTTGCCTGTGCGATGTTGGTAGCACTTTGAAGGATAGGTAACATATTTCTCTGGGCCCGTTCCGTTTCTCATGCCACCATGCCCGGCATCAAGGCATATTAAAAATTCATTTGCTTTCATATTTTATATTTTTAAGGGGAGAAGAAATTAATCAACTCCCCTTGGCACTAAGGTAGCGACTTCTCTGCGCCTATAATTTAAACCCGATAAGCGAAAATGCTGCGGATATCAAAGAAAATTTGGGCGGTAAACTAACCGAAATCTCTTTCCCAGCACATTCGCGGCTTGTTTCTTTTATCTTATCCCAAATGATTTGAGCCAGTTTAATGTACTCGCGCCATGTAAATTTGACCTTATTGCCTTCCATAAATACATTTACCTCACCAGCAAGTTCGGCAAAGTTAAGAGAATAACAGGCAATCTCACCAATGGGAGATTTGATTGTATCGGAGTCTTTTAAGGCTCCTTTTAAACTTGTTTCTACCATTTTATTATTTATTTTAACGATTAAAAAAACGTGTGATTAAAACGCCCAGATTTACGCCTGTGATACGTTTTATATTTTCTGAAATGGAATACAATTCCACGGTTGCAATTAAAAACGCTGCCATGTACGTAATGTTAAACGGAAGGCTAAAAGTATTTCTTGCACCCTCGAAAATAAGGATAGCACAAAAATACACTACTATTTTTTCTATGGTACGATAAAGCCCTTTGCTATTTATCTTTTGCCCTTCTTTTTTTGCTGCAATAATTCCCGTTGCCATATCTGCAAAAACAACAAAAACCGTAAATATCAAAAATCCCTTTATAGGAACAAAGAATGAAAATATCCATCCGCAACAAATGGCATACGTTATTTTCTCCCATCCAAGGTGCAAAAAGTTGATTAATGTTGTTTTCATTATTCCTTTTTTATCAGCCTAACATCATTATCAATGGTTGCAAATTTACCGTTGGCAAACTTGTACAAGTCATAGCGCACTCCATTAAATGAAAAGGTGATTTGATTTGTAAATGTCGAGAGTAACAGGTTTGTTGAAATGGTATATACTTTGCCGTTATCAGGATTAAAGATTAATCTTTTTGCAGCATTCAACTGTATTTCACCCAGAATATTCTCCCCGTTAAAAACCAATGTCCAATCGCCAAGGAAAGCCGTTGAATCCCTGAGTGCCGTTGAAGTATACACAGGTCTGCCGCTTATCTGTTGGTGCAAATTGTTGTAGTAATTAATCCGCTTTACCGCTTTGCCTTTTAAAATCAATGGCTTCGCATGGATGGCAATCGTGTTACTTTGCCTTTCAGCATCGGTAACAAGTGCGTTAATAGCCGTTAAGCTATCGCCAAGTATTTGTTTGTTTCCCGTTACAGTGCTATCGCTAAACGTGGTCATAGTAACAAGGTAATAAATGTCGCCTTGCTTTTGAATGTACACCGTATCGGTAACAACGTCTTGCGAAAGAGCAAGAAAAGGAATGAGTAAAAAGAAAAGTATTTTTTTCATGTTATTTGTTTTCGAGGATTAAAATTCTTTGTTCAAGTGCCTTGATAAGGGCTTGCTGTTCTTGTATAGCTTTGACTAAAATAGGTATTAAATTTTGTGTCGCCAATCCCATTGTCGAAGTTGGCTCACTGTCATCAGCTGCTTTTACGATTGATTTTGAAAATGTTTCAGTTGATAAAGCCCTATCAACATCTTGCGCAATAAAACCAACTTCTTCATATTCGCTAAAATTATTTTCCGTGTCAGAAATAAAATTAAAAGTGACTGGTTTTAATTTATTGACAATTTCCAAACCTTTATTTAAAGGTGTAATATTTTCTTTAAACTTTTCATCAGACGTTGCAATTGTTGCATTAGTAGCATATATCTGCCCATTTACCTGAAGTGGGAAAGTACCTCTATTGCCATCAACAGAATAGCCCAACCACACTTCCCCATTTCCATTAACATAAAATTTATACCCGCTGCCAGAGTATAACCCTAAAATAGAAGATGATGCATTATCTGCCGCCTGAACAAATAAGCCAAATCCATTACTTGAATTTTGATTTGCAATAACTGTTACCCAATCAGCTGCTACCGAGCTATTTACGTGCAATTTATAGCCTGGATTATTTGTGCCAATGCCAAGCTCACTATTTGTTCTATCCCAAAATAAACCAATAGCCGTGTCAACACTTGTATCATCCCCATGTAAAACATATCCAGCTGGCATAGTTATTCTATTCGTTCCCCCATTCGCCACTGGCAACACGCCTGTGACACCCGATGAAATAGAACCGCCTACCCGTGTCCATGCGTTATTCGTTGCTTTTTTATATTGCCAAATGATGTTTGTATTTGTATCAAGCAAAATAAATGCCATGGTATCAACAGAAGGCTTCCGCGTGGTATCAGCCGCCAAGCCTCGATATACCAGCCCGTCTGCCGTCGTCTGTTCACCCAGCGTTATCTTTTGATTGCCGTTGCTCGGGTACTGTGCCCATGCAAGGCAAGGCAAAAGGAAGAGGAAGAGGGAAAGGAGTTGTTTCATGTTTATGTTTTTTTTAGTTTGCTTGTTTTTATAAATTTAAAACAAATACTGTAAATTGACCAGAAGCAGGATTTATAGAACCACTACTATAATTATTAAATCTTATTTTAACTGTATTAGCACTTGAAACCCATGCAGTATAATTAGTATTTGCAGGCGCTGAACCATCTGGAATAGCTAACATTACTGGATGAGAAACAGCCGCTCCTGTATATGCAACTGTTATATCGCTTGAGCTTTGCGCGCTTGTATTTGGAAAATCTAATGTAGCTAACACAAAACCTC